CACTTCCCTCTTCACTATACCAGTTGCTGCCTTAGGGTCTTCCACCTGTTCACAGATAGCAACACTATAACCCTTTTCAACTAATTTTGCAATGTAGGAAGCTACTGAATGATAAGGAACTCCTGCCAAAGGAACATCTTGTCCTTTTTCTTTATTTCTCTTTGTAAGAGTTAATCCTAATTCTTTTGAAGCTATTTTTGCATCTTCAAAAAACATCTCATAGAAATCTCCCAATCTAAACATCAAGATTTCGTTTTGATATTCCTCTTTTATTTTTTTATATTGTTGCATTAAGGGTGTGTCTGTTGACATTTATTTACCTCTCAATTTTTATTTTATTACATCATTATATTTTACCAATATTAATGCAAATCTTCAAGTAATTTTATAATTTCGTCATAGTCACTTAGAGTATTTATTTTCCTTTTAGCCTCTGCACAATTTTCAAGGCCTTTTAAGTACCAAGAAATATGTTTTCTAACATC